AACTCGCAGAGGCGATTGCCCAAGCCGTCAGCCGCTGGGAACCGGGAGCGACAGCCCATACGCCCGCCGTCGTCGTACTCGATACCCTCCGTCGCTACCAGTGCTGGTTCTGCCGTCTAGAGGAGGTCGAGGGAGCCACCGTGGAGACACCCCTTCAGCCTCTCCCCTCTGCGTGACGTCCCCATGCTAGTCTTCAGTCGTGGTCGAACGAATAATTTCAAGGAGCACCATGGAGCGCGTCCAGAGAAGCTGGATGCGGTCAATGAGCGTGCTCGTGAGTACTTTCGGCAGTTTCTCGGAGGCAAAGAAGCCAACGAGGTCTGGCTCTCCGGTCAGAAGATCCACAACCTTCGCGAACGAGCGATGTACTACGCCAACGTGGTCATCGAGACAGAGGCCAAGCTCACCGGTCAGCACTCCACCGCCCTTGCCGACTGGAGCCAATATCAGTGGAAACCTGTCGGCATCCATGAGTTCATCTGCTCTCCCCACTACCTGAATAAGGAGAAGGAGATCTATCCCGGTGTCTTAGAAGCCGCCGAAGAACTGAACAAGGGGACGTACGTCGAAGCCATCATGACGGGAGGCATCGGCTCAGGGAAGACCACCCTCGCCCTCTATACGAACGCCTACCAACTCTATCTCCTGTCGTGCATGCGGAGCCCGCACAAGCAGTTCAATCTGGACCCGTCCTCCGAGATTCTGCTCATCTTCCAGAGCATGACCCTCAAACTGGCCCAAGGGGTGGATTACCAACGCTTTCGGCACATGATTGCAGGAAGCCCCTACTTCCTGAAGCATTACCCCTTCGACCGGCAGTTGCAGAGCAAGCTGGTGTTCCAGAACCGGGTAGAGGTCATCCCCGTGGCCGGTAACGAAACCGCTGCCATCGGCCAGAACGTCATGGGTGGCCTCATAGACGAGTTGAACTACATGGCGGTGGTGGAGAAGTCCAGAGTCGCCGTCGATAAGGGCACCTACGACCAAGCCATCCTCCTGTACAACTCCATCGCCCGCCGCCGGAAGAGCCGCTTCATGGAGAATGGCAAGCTCCCCGGCATCCTCTGCCTCGTGTCGTCCAAGAAGTACCCCGGCCAGTTCACCGACCAGAAGGTGAAGGAGGCCGAGAAAGACCCTCGCATCTTCGTGTATGACCGGCGGGTGTGGGACATCAAGCCCGATGACTTCGGGAACCAAGGCTGGTTCAACGTGTTCGCCGGGGACATGACGCGTAAGCCGCGCATTCTTCAGGCGGAGGACACTGTCTCCGATCAGGACCGGGAGATGGTGGTGAGTGTCCCCGAGGAGTTCCGGCTGGAGTTCGAAAAGGACGTCATCAACGCCCTGCGTGAGATCGCCGGTATTTCCACCATCGCCCGTCATCCCTTCTTTTTGGAGGTGGATAAGGTCCATGCGGCGTTCAAATACCGGGAGTCCATTTTCAGTCAGCCGGTGGTGGACTTCGTGGAGCAGCGGCTCACCCTCCTAAGGCGCAATTTCTGGAATCCCGATGTGCCGAGGTTCGCCCATTGCGACTTGGCCCTGAGTGGGGATTCGGCTGGACTCGCCATCGGGACCGTGAGCGGGTTCAAATCCGTGTCCAGCGATCCCCAGCAACCCGCCTACATGCCCGAGGTGTGGATTGATGGGGTGTTAGAGGTCCGTCCCCCGAAGAATTGTGAAATCCTGCTGGGCAAGATCCGTGAGGTCATTGTGGCCCTGAAGAAGATGGGCCTGAACATCGTGTGGGTGACGTTCGACCAGTTCCAGTCGTCGGACAGTCAGCAGATCCTCCGGCAGCAGGGGTTGATTACCGGGCACCAGAGCATGGACGATGTGCCGTGCCGCCCCTATGACTTCTGTAAGACAGCCATGTATGAGGGGCGTTTGAACATCCCCGTGCAGCCGAAGCTCCACAAAGAGATTCTCATGCTGGAGAAGGATGCCAAGACGGGCCGCGTGGACCATCCCCCCGGAGGGAGCAAGGATCTCTCAGATGCACTGGCAGGCGTGGTGCATGGGTTGACCATGCGTCGAGAGCTATGGGGGCTCTACCGTATCCCCGTGCTGATGATCCCGCAGAGTGTCTATGCCAGCGTGGACAAGCTGAAGACGCCAGAAGCCGAACCAGATTATCAGTCGGCGTCTAGTTTTTAACTTGACAAATTAAGTAAAGTAGGCATTGACAAAGTAGACGTGTAACGATATAGTCACGCGGGGTCAGGATTGGGTTTGTTCAGTCAGGGGGAACGATGAGCAGCAACGTGAAGCGCAGTGTTTTTGTAGGGTTTCTGAGTCTCGCACTGTTCGTGGTGATGGCCGCGCAGGCATCGGCGGTCCCGATCACGGGGTCCGTCACGCTCTCGCAGTCACTGCTGGTGTGTCCGGGTGCTGATTGCGTCTTTGGGGTGACGGGTGCGGGTGTCCAGACGACGCTCGACCAAGCGGTGGCGCTCGACTTCACCAGCACGGGTGCGCCCACGCCGAACGTGGCGGGTCCGATGAGCATTGACGGAGGCACGGGCGTGTTTGCCGGGATCGTCGGGGCGGGGACCATCAAGGACTTCTGCTTCGTCCCCGGTTCGTGCGGGGTGTATCAGGGCGTGCCTATTGCGGCGTGGCAGACGTCGGCGGGCGGAGCGACGTTCGATATGCTGTCGGTCCTCAAGCCGTTCAGCAGCGTGGATGCGCTGGTGCTGAAGGGGACCGGGCTGTTTCACATCGCCGGGTTCGACAACACACCGGGTATCTTTACGATTTCCCTCACGAACACGGGAAGCGCGTTCAGCTTCTCCGCGACGGATGCGGCAGTGCCTGAACCGGCCAGCCTCGCCCTGATGGGCATGGGCCTGTTGGGGGTGGGACGTCGGCTCCGTCGTCGGGTAGCCGCGTAAGGTAGGACCAGAGAACATGCCGCCCGTAGCCCAGACACTGTTGCTGGTCTACGGGCTGCTGTCACTGGTCATCCTGATCGTTATACTGGTAAGCTCCCGCATGACTCGGTGAGCGCAGGGCCGTAGCTCTCAGGAATCCCCTCCGGAGCCTCTGTGCAGACCACCGCAGCCCGGTTACACGACACACAGAAGGCATTGAAACGCCCCGCAGGGTCATTGGTGCGGCGGTGCCATGGCATGAGGTCATGCCCGAGATCAAAGGCCCGCTTCGCTGCCGCCTTCTTCCGCGCAGGCAACTCTCCAAACTGATCGATAGCCGCATACTCCTGTATGACGACCTTCTTGGCAGGCGTGCGGGCCGCAGCTAACAGCCCCCGCTTCACGACACGCTTTTTCGGTGCGGCCTTGGGTGCCGCCTTCACGAACTTCAACGCCATAGGCAATCCTCCATGCACAGTCATGGTATCACACCACAGATACGTTTGTCAAGTCTCCTCTGGAAACAAAGGTGTTGACAAACCCTATCGTGGTATGAGATAATGGGTGTAGCGTTGAGAGAGGCCGCAATGGAGTGTACCTCTCAGACAGGAGTTCGCATGGCCAAGAACAAGACGCGCTTCAAGTCGCTGGATGTCGTCAACGATGACCCCCGCGTGACGGAGGTCTTCGATGAGGGCGAGGACGGGATCTGGATCTGGCTGGAGACGGGATTCACGGCAGACCCACGAGGCGCACACGACGTGCATGAGTGGACCGTGCGGGATGCGCTCCGGTGCTACCGCAACATTCAGGTCTGCGAGTGTGAGCAGTGCGTGCCGGTAAGCGTCCCGGCGCAGTGAGCCAACAGGGGGAGGGGCCAAACCCTCCCCTCATTTTGTGTATGCTGAGGCTCATCACCATGCAGTGCCTGCATTGCACCCGAGAGATCTTCGCCCCCCGCAAGGTGGTGTTGGCACGTGGGTGGACGGAGATCATCCTTGCCGGTGAACGATACTGGTTGTGCCCCTTGCACTCAGTTGCACCAGTGCAGTAGGATCAGACTTTCCTCAACGGAGCGCCATGCCCTATCTGAACGGTCGAGGTGATGTCTGCCACGGAGTCGGTGGTGGACAAGCGTCCGTCAACAACGTGCCCTTTTCAGCAGGAGCCGTGTGCGGTTGGGTAGACGAGGATCGCGTCGGCTATCTGGCAGGCCCGGATGGGCTCCCCCGCCTCTATGACATCACGACCGGGGTGAGCGTGAGCGTCGGGGAC